GGATGGTAATGCCCGTCGGGGGCGGGGGGGTGGGGCGGGCCGCCGCCCGCGCTTCCTCTAGCCATTTAATCTTTTCTGCCTTGAACATATCATTTACTGTGCATGCCATATTCATTCTCCTTTCTAGATATATAGGCCCTGTAGGCGCTGTAATGATTTTGCTGTTGGGTCACTATAGAGTAGGTCGCCCTTGCCGGTGAGAGACTCTGCTCCTACGTCGTCAAGGATAATCTTACTGTTGATAGAGTTTGTAACACTGAAAGCGATCTTGGTTGGAATGTTCGCCTTAATAAGCCCTGTTACAACGTCTGCTGATGGGCGCTGTGTAGCTAAGATGAGGTGTATACCAACAGCCCGTGCTTTCTGTGCCAGCCTGATTATAGACTCTTCGGCAGAAGGAGTGCTATTTTCGTTCACGCGCTTCACAGCGGCCTTGAGAGCTGTTTCGGTCAGTTTTCCTCCTCTTGGTATTACTTCGTCTAGAATCGCACCCTTGAGCATCTTGTAGTCGATACCAGAAAGTGGGTTCTTTTTGCTCGTCATCATCAAGTCGGCAAACTCGTCTACTACTACTACGATACGAGGCATTTTACCGTCGTAGTCTGCAATATCTCGTACACGCTGCTTACGCAGCTCTTTGTACCGTCGCCCCATCTCCTCTACGAGCCAGTGGAACTTCTCAGAGGCGTCCTTAGGGTTAGTGATAATATCACCGTCCAAATGCTCATCACCTTCATACATTGCAAGCTCAACCTCTTTAGGGTCGATGAGCACTAACTTCATCTGCTCAGGTGTGAGCTGCTTTGTGAGGCAGTCCAGGATCACGTTGATCATGACAGACTTACCCGCACCCGTCTGGCCAGCGATCAAGAGGTGAGGTGTCTTTATAACGTCACAGTAGTGAACCTTACCGAAGGAATCCATACCGATAGGAAATTCGAACGTGCCAGGCTTAAGATGCTTATCTGTAAGAGAAACAACCTTGCGCTCTTTATTTGGTATTTCGATACCTACGAGGTTTGTGCCCGCAATAGGGGCTTCGATACGCACAGACTCGCTCTCAAGGGCGATAGCAAGGTCGTTGGCCTTATCTGCGATACGCTTCATACTCACGCCACGGTTAGGCTGCATTGTGTATTTGATCACCTGTGGCCCTACATATGTCTCGCCCATCTTGCCGCCGATACCAAACTCGATAAGCTTACGGAGGATCTTCTCCTCATCTGTGCCTGTGCCATCATCGACCACGACGTTCTGTTGCTCAAAGTTATCTGCTACTCGCACCTGCCGCTTGATTTTTGCGGCGTCAAAACCCTCCTGTTGGTTAGCGATAATGTCCATACTGTTCGCGCCATTCATCCGATCGTTCATATTAGGGAAGAACTTCGACCGGTCATCGTTTACATATTCAAATACGTTTGTGATGATTTTCTTTGCGATAGGTGCGAAAGCAAGGACAGACTGGCGATCAAAAGCAACGTCACGACATTGTGGCGAACCATCTCGGTTGATAGTTTTCTTTATTTCTTTAAATACTACCTCTGTTACTTCCTGATTATATTCCGCTTCTGCTAATACGAGGTAGATATACGCCTGCATAAGGTATTTGTAGCTCTCCTCGTCATCTGGGCTGTAAGCCGTAACTGTCTTGTAGTCAATAAGCCGTAGGCCATTATCGCGTACCACCATGTCGATCACACCTACCATAGGCACATTAGCGATGCTAGCCTCGAGACGTTTCTCAACATCTACTACCTCATCGTAGTGCGGGGCTTCCTCAAAGTATTTGTTCACGAGGCGGGTGTAGTCTTGCATCATCTTTTCACGGCTACCCGTCTTGCCAAAGTCAATCTCGGAGTCGCTTACATAGCTCATCTCCTCAAGGCCGGCCTCAATAGCTGCCTGTACGTTGCCACCATCTTTGTCGTAGAAGGTCTCCATAGCCTTGTGAAAGCTCGTACCAACTACTAGCGATGGTGTTTTAGGGTTATCATAGATCTTTGCGATGTAGCGCTTCTGAAACTCGACTTGGTTATTCAAGAACGTTACAATCGCTGAATACGACAGGTGATTAACCCTACTCATCGTCACTCTCCTCTCCATTATTAGCGTTAGCGGTTAATTCCTCCTCTACGTAGATGCCTGCAATATCAAAGCCCGCACGCAGAGCGTTTGCCTCAGCACACTTAGTGAGCATCACAATAGGCATTGTTCTCCAGTTGCTCATTGGCTGGCCTTCACGGTTGGTGCGTACAAACTCATCGTAGTAGGCTGTGTAGCGTGTTACCTCAATTGGTGTGCTTGTGTTGTCCCAGCGACCAAATACAGGCACCGTGACACTAAGGAGCCTATCGCCGTCTTTCTTAACTTCTGCTGCACCTGTGTGGGTGTAAACGCCTCCCTTTCGTGCTAGCTTGCGTAGGCCGTGGATACTCACGATTGGCATCAGCTCCTCACCTCGCCGGTTCGAGTCCCAGATATATGTAGCGTAAATCTCCTTTTTAAACGGGTTAAGGCCGTATTGGTTGGCGATAGCCATAAATACCCGTAAGTCACCGATTGGACGCATCTCGCCCGTTTTGGTGAGGCCTAGGACGCTTTTGTGTAGGGTGGCGATCAAGCTCAGAGTCTGCTTTTCATTCTCAGCGTTGCTGATCATCCCCTTGGCGAGTGGAACGACTGGCTCGTACTGGTTTTTCAGCGCAAGCTGCATAGCCCTCTTTTCGTCACGTTTTGTAATTTCTTGTTGTGTCATGCAATTCTCCTCTCTTGCTTATGATTCTATTGTAGCTCATATGACAAGCAAAAGCAAGAGGTTTTTGGGAGATTCTACAGAAAGTCTATAGGGCCAGCAGTGGCCCGCGTATAGGGCCATTTTGTCACCAGGTAACGCTCTATAGGGCCAGCAGTGGCCCGCGTATAGGGCCAGCAGTGGCCCGCATAAGTAGGATTCTAAGTAGGATCTTTCTATAAGTTAGTTATTAAGTTCTCTCGGGAAAACGATTTTTCACAAAACATCCTTGTTACGCTCCCTGCGCGGGAGCGTGCCAGCAAGCTGGCGGTTATATAAAAAAGATAAGCAAAAGGTATTGATTTAATTGTTTTAGTGCGTTATACTTAAGACAGCTTGATAGATTAGATAGAACGGAAACGTAAACCGCTTACCGCCTATCAAGCAAGTTCTATCTCGGTAGGCGGTTTTCGTTTTCAGGAAAGGATAAAGATTATGACAAGTAACAACGGGCCAGTCAGGTTTTACCGGACAACGTACGCGCCACTTATTCGTGCTTACCTAGCGGACGGCAGGACATGCAACGAAACAATCGCACAGTTATACACGTTGATCGAGTATCTATCTCAGAATGATGGGTACGCTAAAGTTGGCAATGAGAAGCTTGCACGTGAGAATTACTGTAGTATTCGGACAATCAAACGCTACCTCAGCCTACTCAGTAAGGCTGGTTGGATCCACGTAGAGTTGTATAAAAGCAAGGGTATCCAGAAGCGTAAATGTATTTACCCGCTACTCACCGTAGATAAAGATAACCGCAAGGTATACAAACAAGACGGCACAGAGGTAAGGCCAGTAGAGTGGGAGCAGTCATACAAGGAAGATGCGAAAGTTAAGGACGACTTTACGTTTGAGGAAGAATCAGCAACGATCGTCACCCCAGAGGAAGAATTACTTGACAACAAATATGACGATGAGGCATCGTCAGAAACATTTAACAACATTGTCGAGAACTACAACAACAATGAATACGATGAGATTTTTCTTAATAGTCCACGTGAGCTACAAATGGCCAAGATCCAATGCCTCCGTAAGAAGGGCGATTATGCAGCAGCCGCTCGCTTTGAGAAGCTCATGAATGGCGGTGAGGTAGAAAAGCTAGACCCTATGATCGCGCCAGCCATTACTGTTGATGAGCTTATGCCAACAGAGACAAACAGGCAAGAGATGCGTAAGCTCACAAACGCTGAATATAACGAATGGGTGAAGCGCAACGACAAACAAGGCAATATGGATCGACGTGGCAACATTATTGATGAAGCATTTTCAGACGAGATTGCCGCAGAGATTATTGCTGAATCAGACGCCGCAGTTGCAGAGGAGAGCAAAACGCAGGATACTCCAGCAAAGCAGATTGAAGCTAATACACAGCTTAATAACACCTCAACAGAGGTAGCAACAGTATCGAATAACGCACCAGCCCAACAACAAACTACTGTAGCCAACCCATATGGCGAACTGGCTACACCCATGACAAGCACACGTAAGAACTACGATCCAGCTGAGAAGGCTTTCTACGATGCAGCTAAATCGCTCGGTATCTCTATCACGAACCACAACCAGGCTCGCAAATGGGTAAAGGAGGTGGTACGTACCCGGGGGCTAGAGTCGGCAGTCAACTATTTCGACTTTATGCGGCTCATGTTCCCCAAGTGGCAATATGAATTTAAGCCGACAGTAAAGACGGTATACGACCTTGTAACTAAGGCGGCACAGATCGAACAGTTGATTCAAAGGCAGCGAGAGGAAAAAGCTCGCAAAATCGATTACGATAACGTTGACTTTTACGGTGACTAGATATACAATAGAATCATAAGCAAGAGAGGAGAAAATGCTTTATGACAAAATATCAAATCACCACCTACGATGGAACGGTACACACCATCGAAGGTAACACACAGCAAGAGGTAAAGCGCATGGTAGAGTTTTTCGGACTCATGCCAGTAAAGATGGCGGACGGCACAACAGAGATGTTTGCCAAGGGAGCTGTACAGCACATGAAAATGATCAAAGATGATACTGCGCTTCCGCCAGAGCAACGCCTCGCCATGGGTGATCAGAAAGACAACCGTAGCACAGGCCCTGAATCTGAAGCGGCTAAAGCTTGGCGCGAACACTGCGGCCACGACTTTAAGCTTATGGGTAATAAAGAGCTGCGCGACAAGTTCATTAAGGAATACACAGAGGGTAAATAAAGCATGGACAACTTGCCTCCAGTAACCGGTATCTCTAGCAGCGAAGCGTCACTAGACGACCCAGACGACAAAGATATATACGCAGAGACAAAAGTGCGCCAGAAGCCACATACACCAGACGAAGACCTTGAATCGTTAGGAGCACTAGAATATGAAGAATAACCCACTATCTCGCGCTGAGCAACGTCTTGGCGCGAGAGTTGTATCTTTAGCCATTCAAGCTAATCCAAGTTTACTTCGCACAATATTTTCTCAAAATAAAGATCTAACATTATACCTCTGGCAAGACGATAAATGGATACCAGTAGGGCCTCATCTAAACGTTGTAAAAAAGACTCGAAAAAGTCGTAAAAAAGTATTGCAATCTTAAGCTACACGGAGTATAGTAGAAACATAACCAAAGGAAAGGAACACAACAATGGACAACGTAACCTACAAACTAGAGCAGATGGAGAACGAAGGCATGATTGAGCAGATGCACCACGACTGGTACGCATTTCGGGTCAAGAACAGTTGGGCACGCAACATGAAGGCTCTCTGGCAACGCTGGTTGATGAGCACAGTCAAGTAACTAACAATAAAAAACAAGGTGGTGGGCAGAAAGAGGAGAATAACAAATGTTTACTACAGCAATCGAAGGGTTACACGAGACCTACGAGTACCGCCAGGCTAGCGTCGTACGAAAACTATGGATGGACTTTATCACTACGGTATTTCTGTCTGTACTGTTTCTCAGCTTTATCTACTCGGTATATCTAGCACTATCAGGCCTAATTTACCTAGCAACGGGGATTTAGTATGTTAGCAGATATTACTGACCAATACCTAGAAAGCGATACAAAGGTGATTGAGGATATTATGGTTTACAACGCACGAGAACGAATTATTCAATTAATTTTAGAGGAGAAAGCTAATGAAGAGATTTTACACAGTTGACGCTATCAGTGAAAGTGGATCTACAGTATATTGGAATCCAACCACAGCTAGGTTCGAATATGGTGACTCGCCAGATAATCTGTACAGCAAGTACACAGACGCACTCAGAGAGTACCGCAGAGCAATGGACGAAGCGGCTGTCTGTAATATGTTGAGCGTAAAACTCAAGGAGAGAGTAGAGGACGAACAAACTCACTACCACACCCTCAAAGAGAGACGTTTTACCAAAGACGAACAGTATAAAAAGGCTATCTGGGATGAGATGGATAGCATTAGGGCAAATATAGGCCACCTCTCCTATAGGGTCGGCGATATTACCGACCTGTCCAAGCTCTCTAGAGAGACAAGAGGAGAGATTGAGTGCATCAGCAGAAAGCTATATAGCCTCTCTCAGCTAATGTGGAATTTGCAAAATAAAGTATTAGAGGAGCTAGACAAAGATGTATAGAATCGTAGCAGTAAAAAGAGATGGCAAGGCGCAGACCTGGGAGCCGGTGACAAGCGTGTTCACAGATAACCCAATGCCGACAGCAGATATACACACAAAAAGAGAAGCTATCAAAGAATTTAATATGTCTTTACGAGAAGCTAACGCCGACGATTATCTGCGAGTGCATGTATCAGAAAAGGATAAAGACGGCGTATGGCGTGATACCAGTGGCTGTGACACAGTTCGTTTCTTTAAACAGGATGAGCGATCAATAGCATCAATAGACAAAACTGTGTTCAGTCGCTCACTTGATCTACTATCAATTTCAATGCAGATTTACCAGATGATGGAACTTACCTACCTCAGTTCAGATACGAAAGAATGGCTCAGAGAGTTATCCACCAAGATCACGAACACTTCAAATGAACTATATCGTCTAAAGGAACAAATCAAAGAGGAGTACTATCTTGACATACAAGATACAAAAGACTAAACAAGACCTACGAGAATCAGAGGAGACACTACAGTTTGTTATGGCTGGCATCCAGTGCCACCTCCCAAAGACCCCAGTAACCCAAGCTATCCTAGAGCGTATTGAGAAGGACATTCGCCTATACGGAGACATATGTAACATCGAGGGACGTGTTACAGAGTTTCTAGAGGAGGTAGGCGAGAATAAACTCACTATGCTACAGCGTGACTTTGACAACGTAAAATCAGGCAAAACGAGCTGCAAAGAAATTGCAAACAAAATCCGAAAAGAGTATAATGAATGGTAGATGGAGGTAACACTCCATAGCACATCGTTATAGTCGTGGTGTAGATTATTTCTAACTACTACAACCATAATCTGTGCCTGGTTCATCCTTGTTACGTGGTTAGGCACAGACACACAATACCTTTCTTATCATGGAACAGTTTACCTCAGTTACCCGATAAGACCACGAGGCAACCCTCAACAATAGCACGAAATGTGCAGCCTCGGTAACTGTGTTCCATGTAACACCCCACCATCTCCTCGGTGGGGTTTAACTTTGTCTATAGCTGTTGTAAATTCTACCTAACAAAATAGTTAAAATCTGTTGCACCACTCTACCACAGGGTGTACAATACAAACATAAACATAAGGCAAAGAGGAGAAGCCAACAATGTCAATCTACACATACTACACAATTGAAGCCACAACACAGCTCGGAGAGGTATACGTATGGAATCCACTTATTAGTGAGTATGAATACCAAGACAACTATGGGTACCAAGGCGGCCAAGAGTCATCCAACATTAGCTCAGAGTATGACGCTATCAACGAGTTTGACTATGCAGTCGCAGCAGCAGATAATGATGAATTTATGAAGGTAAGCATGCTCCGTGTCACAGAGCTAAGCAACGGCTCATCAGACGTATCAGTAATCAAGTTTAAGAACCTATAGAGGTAGCAATGCAGAACTGGAAGGTAAGAAAGAAACTCTACCAGGAGTCGTGGGAGCTAAAAGACATGAAGTACCGCATCCAACTCATCAGAGAGTTTGTAGACGACAAATACTATATCGATAACGCTACAGAATACCTAGACGAAGCTCTCAGTAATATCGAGCTAGCAATGGATAGCAAGCAACTCAAGAACGCATACGAACCACTAACCAAAAGAGAAAAGGAGAACTAGCAATGTATTTATACACAATCGAGTACAAGCGACTCAGCCGAAGCCAAAAAGAGGAATACAAGACAGTAGCAGAGAACGCACGTGTCGCACTCCGTAACCTCGAGCGTAACCGCTGCAAGCCATACAGTTACCGTATTATCAACGTAGAGCGTGTAGGAGAGGACGATGAGTAAGAGAAGGGCAACACGCAAAAGGGACAGAGTAGTAAGCACAACCACGTGCAACGGCGTAACAGTCACCACGACAGAAACAGAGTTTTATATAATACTGCTCAGCTTTGTTGGCACTATCGTTTACATTATCTGCTCATTAACAGGCGTATTCAAATAAAACGTAAATAAGGAGAACCAAATGAAACCATATATGATCACCTACCGTAAAAAAGGTATTGCAGATACTCTATCTCGTATCGTTAAAGCAAACAATGAGGACGAGGCAGTCTACCTCCTAAAACTAAAACTAGACCCAGACCAAAAGTATGAACTATCAGTAAAAGACGTGCGCCTTATGGATAGGGCACTATCGCGCTAGGAAAGGGGTATTGCCTATCTACCAAATCGAACGTATTAGCAGAGACACAGGAATGGCTAAGAAAGAACTAGAATCAGCACCATTCCTAGCCATCGCTTTCTTACAGCAAGAAATGAAGCACGGCAAAGACTACATATACAGACTAGTCGGGCGTCTCGAGAACGGTAAAATAATTGATGACGAACCAGACCACAACACAGTCAACAAAGATCAACTACATAGATTCCACCAATACATAAAATCAAAAAGTGAAAGCTCACAACCAAAGCCAACCATATCAAGCCTTACTCTACATAACCTAGCCTATATCCGTTATATGATAAAAGAAAAAGGCAAAGATTCAGATCAGAACACTAAAACAAGGGAAAAACTCTAATGTACCACTACCACCTACTCTACAAGCATAACCCTAGTGGTAAATGGAGTATCTATACTACTACAGCACCAGACAACGGTACAGCTATCACTAACCTACTAAAAGACAAAGAATCAGTATACGATTACAGGATTATTAAGCAAGAAGAAATAGAGGATAACGATACTAACATAGGGTATAGCCTGTTCAAGTTACTAGTATGGACCATTACTATAGCTGTAGTACTGTGGGCAGTACAGCAGAAATAAACACACAAACACCACAAAACACACACTAGGAGAGGTTTGCGAGGCCTCTCCTCTTGTTATTCATAAGGGAGATGGTTATAATGTATCCATGACTAAAGATCCTGCCTCCAAGCTGGAAAAAACAAAACGGAAATACACAAAGCCAGCGAAGCACAACAACCCCACTGGTATTGGTGGGTTTCAAGACCATCCAGAGCTACGTAGCACAGGCCGCTGGTCAAAAGACACCAGCATCTCATACTGGTATAACAAGCTAGGCCGTATGACGCTCAAAGAGCTAGAGGAATTTGAGCAAAAGGGCGACGAGCTTACTCCATTCCAAAAGACTGCTCTCGTACGTGTTAAACGTGCCTACAAGGGAGACCCAGAAGGCCTAGCCGAAGCTAAAGAGGTAGCAGACCGTACAGAAGGCAAAGCCAAGCAAGAGATTGGAATTGACGCTAGCGATGATATGAAAACTATCATGCGTGGATTTATCATACCAACATTACCTACAGATTGGATCGATGAGCAAGTCGCATTGGCCCGTACTAAACAAAGCAACGTATGATGAGCTGCGAGAGAAGGGCTATTGGCTGCCACTACCAGGCCCTCAGCAGCTCGCAATAGCGTTATCACGAGATAAGAGGTTCCGTGAGATATTATTTGGTGGCTCTCGTGGTGGAGGTAAGACAGACGTATCTATTGCTACTATTGGTGATCGCTTTGGTGACACCAGGGCACGCCAGCTCGTCATTCGTAAAGACGCAGGAGACCTAGCAGACTTTGAGGAGCGTGCTGTGGCAGCTCTCCAGCCATTTGGAGCTAAACTACGCCGCAATCCTATGGTACTCTCTGCTAAAGGCTGCGGCCGTGTCATTGGTGGCCACCTCCACGACGCTGAAGCCTACACAAAGTACCAGGGGCATGAGTACTGTCGTATCAACATTGAGGAGCTGACTCAGATACCAGATGAGGGACGTTACGAGAAGCTCATCAGCTCAGCTCGTAGCAAGTATAAAGACCTATACCCTCAAGTGTTCGCTACTACCAACCCAGGTGGCGCAGGCATGGGCTGGGTAAAGAAGCGTTTCGTAGCACCAGATCCAGACAGGGCAGAAGTGCTCAAAATGGAGTATCCCTGGGTAGACATATACGGCAAGAAGCAAGTCACTCATTGGCAGATCGTCATAGACAAGCGTACAGGCATCTGGCGTGCTTACATACCAGCCACGATTGACTCTAACCCATTCTTGCTCGAGAACGACCCAGACTACGTGAAATACCTCGACTCTCTCCAGGATTCAGACCCAGAGCTGTACCGTGCCTGGCGTTTCGGTGACTGGGACATTCAGTTTGGCGCTGTGTTTGAGGAGTTTCGACAGAGTAAGCATACTTACACCAAGTTCAGCGAGTGGGGCGTTACAAAAGAGGAGTTTGACGGCAACTACCGTGTCATGGGCATGGACTGGGGTTACAACGATGAGTGTGTGCTGCTCTGGGCTATGTTTGATAAGATCACAGAGAAAGAGAACAGAGCGTTTATCTATCGTGAGCTACACGGCAACCACAAGCCTAAGGAGTATTGGTGTGAGAGGATTGTAGAAATGTATCTCAAAGACCCAGTGGACTTGATAGCCTTGCCACATGATGCCTACAGCCATCTAGGAGGCTCAGAGACAATTGCTAAGACACTCAATGATACGTTTGCTCGTCTTGCCCCAGATGAGAAGCGTCCACGCATTGTACGGGCTGATAAGCTCATGAAAGACAGGAAGCAAGCAGCTGTGCAGATGATCCACAGCGCCTTCGCTAATAAATCAGACGGCAAGCCTGGCCTCATATTCAGCAAGTACTGCTCATACCTCATCGACACGTTGCCTACCATCATCTACGCCAAGGAATCAGGCGGTGAGGAGCTTGACCCCAACAACGTAGACCACGCACTAGACTCACTCATGTACACGCTCATGACAGCGAACCGTGAGTATGGTGTATTGATCAATGCAGCAAAGCGTATTGAGAAGCTCACCAAGCGATCATTTACCATGCAGCCAGGCGGTAGAGTAGAAGCGAAAGACATTGGAATTGATATTGCAACAGCGGTAGAGACAAATAAGCTTGGATAAAGGCTAGTCTCTCACGCTTTATTTGCTGTATGATAGAGACAAACAGGAGACACAGCATGAATGACCAAGAAAAAGTATTTCAAGACCCTAGGGTAGACGACATAACAACCAGCACAGGTGTGATTGATGAGCGTGATGCCCTATCTATCGACGAAGTGGATGACGCTACGCTTGTACGGCGTTTCAAGTACTGGGTGAACGACTCAGAAGCTTACTGGAATAGCAGAAGTGGCTTTAACCTACGCAATGTGCGAGCACAGAACGAGCGCTACTACCTCGGCAAGCAGGACAGCGACAGGCTTTACTACCACCAGGCAGACTACCGAGACAACCAACTCTTTGTTGGTATCCAGGCTGTTATAGCCTATGTCTCGGCTCGTGACCCAGGGTGTGAGATTACTCCAGGCGATGACTCACCAGCCAGTAAGACGCTCGCAGCACGCCTAGAAAGCGCTGTAGACCTCCATAGCCAGAAGGTGCGTCTCTCACGCAAGATCAAAGTAGCAGCCAAGAACCTCGCCCTGAAGCGTGTTGGCGTTATCAAGCTCATGTACAACCCATTCAGCAAGGAGATTGAAGCTAAGGCACTCAACCCAGAGAAGGTTATTCTTGACCGTAACGCAGAGCTAGATGAAGAGCCTCGCTTTATCTGTGAAGTGTGTGAGGACACTGTAGACATTCTCATGTCTAAATTCCCAGAGAAAGAGAAGGAGATTATGGCAGAGCTTGGCTTTGTGCGTAAGACCCAGAAGCTCCTCAGCACTGTAGTTGCCTACAACGAGATTTGGTTTACAGATACTACCACTGGTGAGCCACGTGAGTGTGTCGCCTGGTATTTCAACAACCTCATCTTAGACAAGAAGCTCAGCCCTATGTACGAGTACGACAATAAGGGTGTTGCCATCTGTAACTACACAGACAAGCCTACTAAGCCGTACACCTTCTGTAACTACCTGAATGATGGTAGCCACATGATTGACCAAACATCGCCTATCGAGCAGGCCATTCCTCTCCAAAATATCCTCAACCGCCGTGGCCGCCAGATCATCGACAACGCAGACACAGCCAACAGCATTAAGGTGTTCCGCGCTGGCGCTATCTCAGAGGATGACGCTAAGAAGCTCACAGGCAAGCCTAATCAGTCTGTTGTGCTCGATATTCGTGAGGACGAGCCTCTCAGCAACGCTTACGGTGAAATTCCAGCCCACTTGCTGCCTAACTACGTGCTACAAGACAAAGAGGACATTAAGAACAGCATCCACAATATCCTTGGTACTCCTTCTCAGTTCCGTGGTGACGACTCGAAGCGTGACGTTGGCACACTCGGTGAAGCGCAGATGATGCAGAGCCAGGCATCAGGCCGACAGGATGAGATTGTGCGTGAGATTGACAACATGCTAGATCGCTACTTTAAGCTCCTCGTACAGATGATGAAGGTGTACTACAACAAAAACCACAAAATCTCTGGCCGTGACACTGATGGCAACTTTATCCATGTTGAGCTGTCTCGTGAGACTATCCCAGATAACGCTGTGATCGCTGTATCCCCAGGTAGTACCGTTAGTATGGACAAGAGCCGTCGTGAGAACATTGCAGTCAAGCTGGCAGAGCTTGGTGTTATTGATCCATACAACCTGTTCAAGGATCTTGGTCTTAAGGACTCTAGCGAGCGTTACGAGAGCTTGGTCAAGTTCAAGACTGATCCGAATATGCTCGTGGATGAGGTGCGCAGTGAAGTGCAGGACGAGGAAGCTTACATTGACTTTGCAGTTATCATGAACGGCTTTGACGCTAAGCCACGTGACGATGTGACGCCAGAGCATATCCTAGCCCACAATAAGCAGCTCCAGACAGACAAGTTCCTCATGGCTAACCCGAAGCTACAGCAGAAGCTCCTAGCCCACATCGACCAAGAGGTACTAAGCCTCAGCCAACGGGAGCAGCTCCAGACAGCTAGCGATCAAGGGCTACTCGTAGACCCAAGTATGCCTACAAGCCCAGAAATTCCACAGCCTCAGCCAGAAATGCCAGCAGACCCCTCTCAGATCCCACCAGAGCTGTTGCAGGGCCAGCAGCCACCAGTAGAAGGCCAACCAATCCCTGATCAGCCAGCACAGCCTATAGGCGATCTAGGCGGTATACAAGATCAAGGCACAAGCGGTATCCTCTCCGGTCTCGGTCTATAGACATAATCACCCCCATTTCGGTATAATTCATACATATACTAAACATAATGGAGGTGTTCACATTGGCATCATCAAACACAGACCTATCAGAGATGGACTTTGACGCGTTGGTCGAGAAGGCGGAAGCTGCAGACCAAGACGACGAGACTACTGATCAGGTAGAGGAACAGCAAGATAAGCCTACCACAGAGGAGGACAACAGCGGTGAAGGCGAAACTACCGCCCAAAAAGAAGGCGACGAGTCGGAAGAGATTCCAGAGGATGAATCAGACGAAAAAGAATCTGGAGAATCAAAGGAAGAGTCGAAAGCACAAGGCCTCTCTGACGAGGAGTTTCTAAAGGAGCTTGAGCGTCGTGGCCTTAAGGTGGCAGAAAACAAAAAGGAAGAGCCTAAAAAAGACGACAAGCCTCAGCCATGGGAGGAGCGCCCAGACGAGATTGATGAGAAGATCTGGAATAAATCTACGCCAGAGGAGAAGTTCATCTATAACAGCCTCGACTACATCACTGTGAAGGGCAAGGATGGTGAGGAGCTATCTGTTAAGCTACCTACTCAGTTGCCTGATGACTTTGAGTTTGCCAGCAAGCGTGCCGAGGCGCAGTTCTATAGTGCTATGAGTGCCCAAAGTTCGAAGGCCGAGAAGCTCATGAACAAGATCACCTCTGATCGCGAGCAGACCACAAAGCAAGAGCAAGAGAAGGCAGAGCTGGATGCTATTATTGCTGACGTGGATCGCCTCCAGGACGATGGTATCGTGCCAAAGATCAAAGCTAAGCCGGGTACAGAGGAGTTTAACACTGATCCTAGTGTGCAACTGGTGAATAAGATCCTTGACTTTCGCGACGAGTACAACCGCAAGCACAAGGGTGAGAACATTAGCTCATACACAGCTGGCCTCATCTACAAGGCTAAGAACCCGAAAGAGTTTGAAACAGAGGATGACACACGGCGTGAGAAGCAGGACGAGTCACGTACTAAGACGGCACGACGTGTTGCAACAAAGACAACATCCTCGCAGCGACCAGAGTATAATAGGAAGGCTTTTAGCAATAACGCAAGTCTAACTGACATTGCAGATTACTACGCAGATCAACTATAAGGTGAAAGGAGAAATAGATGGATCTGGATCAAATCAATAAAGGGCTGACCGAGGATCAAATCCTTGGTAATAGCGTAACAACTCAGGCTGTAGACGGCGAGACGTTCCGCGACATTGTGTACGGCATGTTTAAGCCAAACGATATGGTGGTGATCAAGAACAACGCACCGTATCCATCAGGGTTTGCATATATGCATATCGATGACGAGGAGCACATCCAGCCTAATGAGTACACCAACACGACTATTCGTGGTAAGCAACGTGCCTTCCTCATCCACGCAGGTGAGGAGAAGGTAGTGCCAGGCTGGCTCGGCTACATGGCTCTCGAGCACATGTGGAAGGAATACGCCCAGTACAGCAGCCATGATGGCGCTCGTATGCTTGCAGACGTTCAGGCACGCAGCAAATGGCTCGACGAAGCGTACCGTGGCCCAGCTCAGTACACAACTGGCGTCAAGGACACAGCTCCAGCAGCAGAAGAGAAGCCAGCACGTCGTGGTCGGCAAGCTAAGGCGGAGAGCAAGGACGAGGATTTAGGCTTTAGCGAGTAAATAGCAGGCCTATCTATAGCCCGCCCGGGGTATAATCTCTAAAGAAGGAGAATAACTGGGCGGGTTTCCGCTTGAAAGAGACAAACTGTATGGATGACAAACCGCTAAACAAATGGCAAGTCAAGGAAATTATCGACGACGCCATCACCAAACATGAACTACGCAAAGAAAAGGATTTTGTCCCTATCTACGCGTTAGAAATATACAAAAAAGACATAGAATCACGCCTAAAAGACCTTGAGACAGACTCAGCAGAGGCTAAAGACCGTAACAAATGGCTGTTTCGCCTAGTTGTGGGCGCAGTTATCACCTCATTTGTGCCAATTGTCATTGCTTTGCTGTCTAACAGTAGGGGAGGACTGTTACGATGAGAAATAATTGTGTCATTCGATGGTTTAAAAAAGAAAAACTGCTAAAAATCCTATCAATTGCCATGATTTTGAGCCTTCTATTCAGTGGCTACACCATTTACAAGGTATTTACGCTCAAACCAGGCCAAGCTGTGACTATATCAGGCGGTACGAAGGTGGAGAAGCCTGTCACGAATATTACTAACGCCCAAATAGACAAGGATGGCAACCTAGTACTCACATATTCAGACGGAGAAGCTCGTAATGTAGGCTCAATCGTAGGTTCTAACGGTAAAGATGGCGCTGATGGCAAGACTCCGACCAACTCAGAGATAGCACTAGCCATCAAGACGTACTGCCTCACCAATAAATGCTCAGAAAACCCCACAAGCGCCCAGGTAATGAGCGCTGTTGCTGCTTATTGCTCAGGTGGTATATGTAACGGTACGAATGGCAAGAACGCATCAGACGAGCAGATAGCGACCGCTGTGGCTAAATACTGTGCGGCAGGACGATGCAAGGGCGACACAGGCGCTACGGGTGCTACCGGGGCTACAGGCGCGGCAGGAGCTAATGGCGCTAACGGTGCTGACGGTAAAGACGGGAAGGATGGCAAAGATGGCGCATCTCCTCAACTATCATGCGTCAACACCAAAGACAACTCAGGCAACCAAACATCATGGGTAGCATGGAAGTACGAGGGTGAAGCTAATACCGCGTACCGTCGGCTATACAAGATCGATGGTGATAGCAACTGTATTAATATCTAAAGGAGGTATAAATGGCGTACAACTACATTACGCAGTATGACTCGCCAAACTATACTGCTGGCCGGCAAGGTAATGCCATTAGCAGTATTACTATTCACTGGTGGGGAGACCCTGGCCAGAACCCTACGTTTGAAGGCGTCACAGCCTGGCTGTGTAACCCAGCGGCGCAAGTAAGCGCTCACTACGTTGTTACGGGCACGGACCGTCGTGTAGCCTGTATTGTAGACCCTGCCAACATTGCATGGCACGCAGGCAACTGGGTGGGCAACCAGACAAGCATTGGTATTGAGTGTGATCCACGGTGCCGTGACGAGGACTACGACGTTATTGCCGAGCTGGTAGCAGAATTACGTAAAACTTATGGTGACTTGCCACTCCGACCGCACAACTCGTGGACGAGCACGAACTGCCCTGGTAACTACGACCTAGACCGTATTGACCGTATGGCTCGTGAGAAGGCTGGCCAGACTGTAGAGCGTGACCGCACTGATGAGATTAACTATCTCAACAACCTGTACCAGCAGATCCTCGACCGCAACGTAGACGAAAACGCTATTGGTCACTACCTATCTCAGATCGACAAGGGCTGGAACTGGGATCAGATCCGTGAGGACTTGGCTAATAGCGCAGAAGGCAAGGCAGTGGCAGAACGACGCAACGCACGCAACAATGAGCTACGAGCAGCCTACGACAGTGAGACTAATGAGATTCAACGCCTCTATAAGGAGATTCTCGAGCGTGACGCAGACGAAGGTGGTATTGAGCATTACCGGAATCAGATTCGTAACGGTTGGGACTGGAACATGGTAGCCGATGACCTACGCCGTAGTGATGAGTACAAGGAATTGCAGCGCATCAAAAACGCACCAACGCCAGAGATTCGTCACGTAGAGCCAGAACCACCAACAGAGCCAGAGAAGCCTCAGGACAGGGCCGCAGAAGCACCTCAGGAAGCGACAAAGACAGAGGATACTACAACTATCCTTGGAGATATTCGACGCATCTTGCAGGCGATCCTAGACGCTATCACAGGTTTGTTTAAAAAATAAAGGAGAAGTAAAATGGAAGTACTAAACGTTCTTATCGTACCAGCAATCGTAAAGCTGTTCGACATGATCAACAAAAAGGAGTGGGGCGGTATCGCTAAGGTGTTTCTCGCTATCGCAGCAGGCATTGGTTACTACTTTGTGACCGGTCACTTTGTCTTTACCGACAAAACTGTCTACGACGGTATCGCATTTGGCCTCCAGGCTGCTGGTCTTGTGACTGTGGCTGCCAAAGCTGGCGCAAGCAAATAGCTCAATCTAGCTGTTGTATTATTGACCCCTAGGTATCCTGGGGGTTATAATATTAGCGTATGCAAGATAGTCTTATGATTGAGTGGCGAAACGGTGAGATAACCATCACGCCGCCCGAGGATTTTCAGAAAGTAATAAAGCCACGGTATATACCACGGGGAGCGAGCCGAGGGTTGTATATCAATCGTATGTCTGTGACTAAAAACGGGCAAACAACAGTGGTCACGTTTGAGAAGGACGGGGACGCGTATATCACTGCGCCGACTGGCAAAGTCTACTTTACAGAGTACAAGATTGTGAGCGCTCAGCCTGTTTTATTGTCTAAAGAGTTTGTTGGGTTCTCTGGTGTAAATACTGTCGGAGAATTTGATGAATTACTGTTGCCTATTTAATCTAGTAGGTGTATACTGTGAAATGCAGCGTGATCCGGAGTCCGGACGCCGTGTGATCGACTGTACAAGTATAATTAATTAATTTACTGTGGTTATGCATAGCGCCCGTGGTCAAAAGCCAGGGGCGTTGTGTTATTATAGGGGTGCATAACCAGCCTACCGAGCTATCTTGGTGTGGGCTGGTTTTTATTATTGGCGTGTATAATGAGAGGTAGAATTAAACGGAGAAAATACTATGACAAAATGGATCAACAATGATGCTTGGAACGCATTACTTAATAAGATTAAGACGGCTGACCAGATTTGGCTATTATCCTCTAACAATGTATTCACATATAGTGATGCTCAAACCAACAAACTAGGTGGGAAGGCCTATTCTATGGGAAGTATCTCATTCCCGGCTAGCGGAACAAAGGAGGTAACACTCCCCAATGTTGCTGACATTCCCATAGATAGAAGCGGTACAGTAACAGCTGTTGCGTTTATCAGGGCAGCTAGTAGCGAGCTTATCATGATGGTAGACGTTTCAAATCAAGCAGTTGCGCAAAATGGCAAGGCTGACGTATCCGGAATTGTGCTAAAGGCGGAGGTAGCGTAGTATGGCCCGAGAAGCAGAGACAGAGAGATTACGCAAACTTGTAGATATAGCAGAGGATATGGGGTTTCGTGTATGGTTCGACTTTAAACAGTGCCATATCCACGAAATGTACGGTAAAGAAGTGGCGTGGTTCGATCTAGATGATCAAAACAGGTTCTGGGTTGACAGCGCGTTTTTGGTAGCGTCTAGAGGCAAATATTTCCATGATATATGTGATATTCTTGGCACGTTTGTACAGAAGCCTGGCAGACAGTCACGGGGTACGCTTTATGCCGTGCGCGGGACTATAGACACTTGGTCGGGAGTAAAAGAACTACCTGACGCATCCGGTATTGAGAGGGTAGACGGCGAAAGTTTGCGCTCTTTATATACCATCAAGGGGGCTAGGAGAATAGTGAGACGGTACGATATTGGTAAGGCTAACATTGTCGCAGTAGAAGATAAAGACTATCAGGGTATTGGAGCTTATAACTTTGATGAGTCAAAAAGTAGCGATACAGGCAGTAGTAACCAGCCAGAACCGCCAAAGAGACCTAATATCACCGACAGCAACGGGAACAACAATTTCTTTAGATCAGACTTTTAGGAGGTTATATGGCAAATAACATGACAATCGGCCTTCTGGCCACTGCTATAACAGATGAAAATAACACTATCGACATAGATGTCGCATACAACCCGTATTTTCCTAGTGCCCCATTTTACATAACCGTCTCACCAGCTGACGAAGTGCCCACCGCCCTTAATTCAGAGATTATGGTCGTTAGGGCTCGTAATGGTAAGACGCTAACTGTGAGTCGTGGGCAGCGTGGTATTGTAGCTAAATCGCACAAGAAGGGCGCTATGGTGTATCAAGGTGTCTACTATGAAAACCTTCTACATGTCGGTGATATTGTGATGACACTTAACCCAACCCCTATGCCTGGCAGGTTGTTGCTCAATGGGCAGGGTGGGTATAGCAAGTGGGACTACCCACTACTCTATGAACACATTAGGAATAACGCACGGTATGGCACAATCTCAGGGGATACGTTCACACTAACGGACTTGCGCAGTAGATTCCCATTAATTGCTGGCGGAGTTGATTCTGTCGGGGCGACCGGTGGTAGTAATACTATACGATTAGCACCGCAGAACTACCAGGCTAATACATGGATGAGCCAAAGGATGAGTCCATCTGCCAACCCTTCTGGAGCTGTAAACGCCGGTAGCAACTGGGGTTTTAACCTTCATGGAGTGGCAAGCGCGCCTAGTGATCCATCGTTGAATGTGCCGCTAGAGTGGAAACCACAATATATCGCGATGAATTTTGAAATTGTAGCGGGGTAGGCCGTGCTCGTATCAATACAACAGCGAGACCTTCCCTCGGCGTTTACGACAAAGGTATGGGAGAATGGCGATACCCTATTACCGGGTAGAGACGGACTAGAGGCACACTCATCTAGGTTCTCTACACACTACGCGTCGCTGAATGAGGTGAAGGGCCAGAGCGATGTAGAGTTGCTCGTAAAGGCAAAGATAGATACACCTATTTCTAGGCAAGGTTTGCTTGTTATACGCGGGAACCGAGTGAGTGGAGAGGACTGCGGTTATGTACTAGGGTTGTGGCAGGCTGGCAGTAGTATGTATATGAAGGTCGACAACTCCGACAAAGCGTTTGACCAAGCTGTATATGTCCCGCACCCAAAGGAGTGGAATTGGTATAGGTTTAGTGTTAAGGGGTCAACTATCAAAGCCAAGTTTTGGCGAGATGGTTATCCAGAGCCGGCATGGCAGATCATTATAAACGACACTAAATGGCCCTATGATAGTAGCGGCATATCGGGTATAGCCCACTTTAGCGGTGGTACTGTTACATATAATTATGCAGCAGCCTCGACAGACGAGAGGCCAGCGCCAAAACCCGGTGAATACGTTGATACATATGTAAACCCAAAGCCAGAGCCAGAGCTTGGGTATTGGGGAGCACCAGGTTTGAGGCCACTTGGTTTGCTCCAAATGCCTAAAAAGAAAACTACCAATTACGATATTGTTGGCGAGACAACAACAGCTAGAATAACCACTAATCTCCCGACACTATCACACAAATATTCTCTCCGGGGCAACAAAGGCTTTCCTTGGTTTGCAATAGAGATTGAAAAGGTTATATACAAAGAGCCGGGCAAACTCTATATTTCGCCATCAACAGAGGTAGCGAGAGCCAAAATAAGCCAGCCGACGCTAAACTACAAAGCACCGCCAAACACGAAAGTTGTAGGATCAACAACAACAGCTAGAATAACCACTAATCTGCCTACTGTAACGTTTAGCTCTAAGCACGCCATCATAGCAGACGAAACCGTAGCACACGTCGAATTACCTCAGCCGACTATAGTATTCAAAGACGTTGAGCGATATACGTTTTATGTAGACCCTGTGACAGCTCGTATCCACACAACATTACCCTCTATTCGTTTCAAACGCGTGCAAATCAACCCCGACGTGTGGTCAACACCACAACATCGCGTAGAGCAGGAGTGGCGCAAACTACCCATCTCTAGCGAGGCTACAGGAGCTTGGAGACAACACGAGTATGTTCGTAGCAATGACCAAGTTTGGCGCGACAGACGGCGTGAGGACGCCTCACAATGGCGAAAACCAGTATCTACCACTAGAGATGAGCAAGAGTGGCGGCGTGTAGTGTATGATTAGAGTAAAGGAGAATAAGACATGCTGACATTTTCGCAACTAAAACAGGACGTAATCAGCCTCATTAACGTCGATGAGGACAATATACAAGAGGTGCGCAAAGCCGTCTCGGACATTAACACCGGGATAAAGCTATTTCAAAATGCCGTGAGACGGTACTGGGTGCGCCAGGAGCGTGAGACCAACCTAATCCAGGGTAAATCACTATATCGCTTCCCAAGGGACATGGTGCGGGTTGTAGATGTGCGCATTAAGGATGGGGATAGCTACTATCCTATCACTCCAGTGCACAATATTGAGGAATGGCACAAGATTACGAGTGGGCAATCTACCGGAAAGCCTGAATGTTACATCATCAAGAACGGTACAGAGATGGAATTGTTCCCAACACCATCAGAGGACGTGCCGAACGGTATGATTGTGACGTTCGAGCCTCGTATGCAAGACCTTGGGCTAGCTGATCGTGAGGTAAACGTGTCTCTAACGGAGAATAGCCCACGAATTACGGCCGCCCAGGACAGTTTTGTACGCAGTATGGAGAACAACGGATGGCTACAGGTCACAGATGGCAGTGATGGCAACTGGTATAAGGTAGCTAAGGTAGTAAATGCCCGCGAGATACGTCTTGAGACGCCATATCAGGGCCTCACAGCGACGACGAGGGTAAAGATAGGTCAATGCCCACAATTCCCCGAGGAATATCACCAAGCGCCCGTATATTACGCCGCACAGCAATACTTTTTGATGCGTAAAGACCTAGACAGCGCTAACATGTACAAGCAACTATTCGATAATATGGTGCAAGAGTACAAGACAGTCTACGGAATGACAACAACCTCTGGCTTTATCCAGGGTGGTAGCAGTATGATGGGCCGTGAACGGGTCACTGATCCAGTAAGGAGCATTTGGTAATGGCAGCAGGCAACACAGGCGATACAATCATCAGCCAAACATCGTTTTACGGTGGGTTTGGAACAGATGGTAAGATTGGTATCAAGAATAGCTATGGTGACTCAGAGTGTATGGACGGGCGTAAGAACCCAAGCCGGCTTTCTGTGCTACCTGGGGCGCGTAATTTAGGCGACGGTGATATACGCGGCTTGATTGTGAATATGACGCAAACCCCAGACGGTGTTAGGTGGGGGATTGACAGGTTTGGCACACTATACAGGATCGACGTAAACAATGACGTTACGGTTGCAGCTTTTCTCCCAGGCTGGACTAGTGGGACGTTTGGAGACCTCACCTACTGGAGACTAAAGGACGCTATCTACATTACTGGGAATGACCGGATCTACGCGTACACTAACGCCACATCACCAAATCAGTCTTTTATTGATACTATTACTGGTAAGGCTAGCTCGTATCCTACGGTGGCTCAGATCCTTGTGAAAGATCGTGACGGCAAGTGGATTGGTGGTGGTACAAACCGGTGGAGTAGTATCAACGGCCAAGCTCAGAGCGACGGGCTGCCTACCTCTGTTATCGAGAATGAGGAGAATACCTGTATTTTTCTACCAGACCAATCACCTATGACACGTATCTCTGTGCGATTCCACGCTAAGGGTAGTGGCCAAGTCCACCTTGTCGTACATGACGCTCAGAACAAAGAGATTGCTCACGCCACCAAAAATGCTAGCGACGTACAGACCGGGCAGATCACCTACTTCGACTTCCCGGAGACCAAGGTTGGTGACTACGCCAACTTCGGTACGGAGTACCATATCCACATGTATGCTAGCGATGGTAACTGGCGTGTAGAAACATATGAACAGGACAAAATGTATGGTCTACACTTCCAATACTTCGCCTCACTACTCACCAGCACGACACGTAAGAGTCATCCAATCATCAACTGGGGTGGTAGCAAGCTGTTTATTGGTAACGATCAGTACCTAGTTGACTGGCTTCCTTCTGGCTTAACACAGGTAGACGAGACTGAATTTAACCGCCACCGTGTGATTGTCGAGAACGGCATGGAGGTGACAACACTCACTAGCAATGACGAGTATGTCGTATTAGGTTGTGAGAAGGTGAGCACTGTGCCGGGGCGATCCTTCCAAGAGGGGATGCTCGGCTTCTGGGATGGGTTTGCAGATGGGCTAAACTTTAAGATTGATACACCAATGGGTGAGCCAAAGAGCCTATTCACTTACCAGAATATTACCTATACGATCATCGACGGTGCTATGTACGCCTACACTGGGGCTAAACAGCTTACGAAGGTGCGTACGCTCAATGATAGCCATAGCGAGTACTCAGAGCGACGAGACACGACTGATATTTACCCGCACTGTATGACAGTGAGACGCGGCATCATGCTGTTTGCCTTCCCAAGCAAGACAAGTCTCTACACGATGAGACATGGCATCTATTCATGGGGAGCAGTGGATAAGAACTACCCAGAGTCATTCTACTACTCGTACAATATGCCAGAGGCAAGCGGTAACTATAATACCTCTGACGTGACGTATGAGCTTGGTGGGTGCTGGAATTTTGGGGACACATTATACTTTAGCTACCAGATACAAACAGCGAATGGCACACGTTACAATCTAGCTGTTGTAGACAACAATAGCAAGCCAGCCAAAAAATTTAGCTACCAATCTCTCATGTACGACGGTGGTGTGCCATGGGCAGATAAGCAAGCTCTCCGTATGGGTGTAACATTCCGTGCGCTGCCCAAGGGCGCTACAATCATTCCTAAGTACAAGATTGACGCAAAGCCATGGGTATACGGTAAGAAAACAGCCGCAGAGGGCGACGTAAGCGTCCGTATGGAGATAAATAAGCGATTTAAGGAGATTACCTTTGGCTTTGATGGAACGACCACAGACGCCACGCCAGAACCTCCTACGATCGTATCTGTACAACTTAACGCCCGAACACTCGGGGAGGAGATGAAACTGTAATGGCAGACTCAGTCTACAACCCTAATACCGCGAGCCTTGAAACGTCGTTTTCTCAGATTAAAGAGACAAAGCTCACTACCAAGTTTGAGGAGATAGAAAACACTGTGGTGGGGAATATAGCGCAACAGCAGCAGATAACACCACGCCAGGTGCGCACAGGTGAGACACGGGGCGATACACAGCTCCGTGGGCTCATTAAGGCTGAAGATCGCTCAGGCCGTATTGTGGCTATGTTTGGGTACTCACAAGGAGCTTTCTAATGGCTCGTGTGGAGCGTAGAGATTACGGTGTAAAGATTGCTATGCCCGGGTTTGACGCGCAGACAGCGCCAGATAATAAGCTGCTCTTTAACTCGTCGTTCCCTATATTGCAGGCAAAGATATTAGCACCACTCGGTATAGACGCTAGGCAGCCGCTACCGGGTGGGTTGCAAACCGCTAACTATGGCGGTGAGTTTCTTGAGGCACGCAATACCGGGTTTTCTACTATCTACTACTTTAGATGGCGTCATAATTTAGGCTTTGTTCCGTTTGTAATGGCTCTAAACCCTACGTTTTATGACCAGCCTGGTACGTGGACAGCAGACAGAGAGTATATCTACTACAAAAACGCCATTCCACCCTACTATAACGGTACAGACGGCTCACGTTCAGATTTGAACATGGTGTTTGTAAGCCCTACGCCTATAGCAGAGGAGGTGGAGTACCCGTACACTGCCTCACCTCTGTCGTTTGATTACGGGACACCTCTACGGGACTATGGGCTTAAAACATCACGCTATGGCGCTATTAAGAAGGGTGAAACCTCTGATTTTAATGACGTTGGTGTTGATGTACGCCTGCAGTCGCAGATGGTGCTTGGTATTAAGAACAATAAAGACTTTGGGAATAAGGCGGGGCTAATCACATATTGGCTACCTAGCACATTAGCTATGACAGACGTGACACCGTGGGCCTTCCAGGAATATACAGAGACAATAGCGGGCAAACAGGTATCAGCCTACGGCTTGGTAACCAACGCTGGTAATACTCCCCGTGTTCAGATGAGCGAAGCAGAGAAGGCGTTTAAATTTACATATGACACTCAAAACCCTAACGCCAACCGCTCCCTCGTTATTATCCGCTCACCAATGGTATCGCCCTCAAGTGCTACAATATACATATGACGAGAAATGCACAGGGATATAGCGGCAGAGACTATGGGTTGAAAGTGATCGACCCTGTTACCAAAGAGGAGATATTCAACTCTAAGTACCCTATCTTTGGCTCAGACATTACCAATAAGACACCACAGATCGTTTCTAGGCGAGTAGTGATCAACAATAGTACTCGTATCTTTAGTGAACCTAACAACCCACAGATAAACTGGACGTATGCATTTGGTTGGGATCGTATACCGCTCACACAATTCCAAGACTTTGATTTTATCCGCATACCCCACGGACAACCACGCAAGCCTTTCTTTATGAGCATGGGGCGTGCTCACATAGTTCACCGCATGTATTGCCGTTGGTTCAATGCAGACCAGAATTTTACCGTGGACTTTAACAACGTTGTCACCCCTGGTGCGCCTGGTAGTGGCTATTATACGTATGATATTCCGTTCATGCTTACAGAAGGTAGCGCGTTATGGAACCCGTTGTCATATGGAGCGTTTGACTTTGTCCTTCCCTTGCCCAATAACCCTGTATCGCCCTCTATCTGGCTACGTAATATGTACACACGCTCTAAAAAGCTTGAGATATTCGCTGACAATACCTACATATACGTACGTGGCTCTCTTGGCTCATGGCTACAACACCGTTCAGAGCGCCTGCCAGGCGGTGGCTACCACCAATTCGCCAAGACGTGGGTAGACCTAAGCGGTTCGTGGTTTGATTTTACGTTCTACATATTCCCATATAACCCTAATGAAGACATATTTGTGAGGTAGACATGGATTTACAGCAACGATTAGCAGCAGCAACCCAGTATAGAGACCAGACACGTGAATCATGGCATCGTGCTCAGCGTGAGGCAGACGCAGCCAAGGCATCGTACGACGCAGCAACGTCTACAATGCCAAATTATGGCGAGGAGTTTGAGAAACGCCGCAAAGAATATCTAGAATCTGATGAAATGCGCAATCTTAAGGCTGATGTAGACGCCTCCAAGGCCAACGTAGACCGCACAAAGACGATGATCGACAAGTTGCCGGAGTCTATTAGGCAGCAGTTCGGTGGTACAGCTATCACGCAGGCTCAGCGAGACTTGGCGAAACAGCAACAGCTCCGTGGACTCAGCCAGCAGATGGCAGGATACCAGGCTACATACATGACAACCAACAACACGTACAAGAAACGCGTTGAGGACGCTTTCAACCGTTCTATAGACGTGGCAAATAAGCATTATGACTCTATCTGGGACGGCATTAGGCGACGCTACAACGACTGGCAAACCTCACTACAGAATGTGAAGGCTTGGGACAAGATGACAACGGTAGCTAATCGCAACCTCCTGTCTGTCCAATCAGCTATTGATACATACAGGTTTCAGCAACGCCAGATGGCAGAGGAGAAGGCTCACGTTGCTCGTATGAACGCGATTGACAACAGCTACATGTGGCGTGGTATTACCACCCAGCAACGGCTTATCAACGAGCAGGCCGCCATTAATGAGCGTTACATGCGTGATGAGGCTAATAAAAAGCTTGTTGTCCAGAATTACCGTGCCGGTAAGGGCTCATTTGGCGAATTGGAACGACGATACTCTTAACGCCAGGCTTATCTACGCCTAGCGGTGTTAAATTAGAGTAAAGGAGAATTAAATATGGACTTTGGAGCAAGAATAGCAGACGCACAAGGTACAAAAAACGCCAGCAAAGCGGCTTTTAATAATTACCAAGCCCAATCCGACCAGGCAAAGTCGAATTACGACGCACACCTACAAAACAGGCGGACCTATGGCGATATTTACGACCAAGCGCGTGACAAGTACATGAACACCGACGAGATTAATAAGGCTCGTGGCGTTTACCACACTGCTCGTGACGCAGTTAACCAAATCAACACCACCATCAACAAGCTACCAGAGAGTATCCGGCAGCAGTATGGCGGCACAGGCCTTACAGAGGCTCAGAGGCAGCGTGCATTGCAGGGCCAACTTGGCAACATGCAGAATACGCAGAACTACCTCAACACTAACTATCAAAATGCATCGACGGACTACAACGAACTAGTCAACCGTGCGATGAATGAGGTGAGCAATGTTGCGGCCGGTAACTACAAGACGCAAGAGGACACTACAAACATCCTACAGGGCATCTGGAACACGTTGCTCGGGCAGCGCAATAGCGCCTACGGCCAATACCAACAGGATGAGAATGCCCTGGCTAATATCTACGGCGCACGGGACAACTGGGAGCTTAACCAGCAAAAGATGGCTCTTGAGCGATGGAAAGAGCAACAAGCTAACGCACGACAAGCAGCAGCTAACGCCGCCAACTTCGGCCTCCAAAAGTATATGCTTGACCGCCAGGACGCCTCCAACTCATCAGCTCGTGCCTGGCAAGAAAAGCTTGCAGCCGCTCAAAACGCAGCTCGTGCTGAAGCTAGCCGTCTCGGTCGTGTGCAGGCTGATCACAACCGTATTAACAACCATAACTACTTTGGTGACATTGGCAACAACCTCTCGCAAGGTTTTCGCAACGTAGCTAAGTGGGGGCCGCTCGCGCTATTCGGCGGCGGCTCATTGTGGGGGAGATAGAGTATGTTTGATTGGTTATTCGGCAAAACAAAGGATCAGGCGCTGGCTAAGTACCAAGATGCCGCTGATCAGCAGCAGATCAACCAGAAGGTCAACGACTTTTACAAGGAGCAGCTCAATGGTATCTATAACGACCCGGCAAACGCTGGGCTGCTTGCAGATATGCGTAAGACTACTCCAGGGTTTGACGACGCCTGGAAAAGCCAAATGTCGTCCCTAGACAGTAAGAGTGAACAACTAAAGGGAGCGTACAATGACGCTAATACTGAACTTGAAAAACAGAAAAAGAAACAAAAGTATAACGTATTTGGCGATGGTATTCTTGGTTCTTTTCTTAACCCTGTTGCTCAAACAGTTAGTGCAGTAAGCGACTTGGCCACAGGCAACTACAAAGATCGTGATGTTGGTAGCGACCTTGCTGCTGCAGGTGAGACACTACTTACCGCTCTACCCGGTATTGGAGCTGCTGCTAAAGCCGCTAAACTAGGCAAGGTGGCAGACGGGCTTGGTAAGGTCAATAAGGCCCTATACACAATTCCTGGCTCAGCCGCTACCGGTGCTGTGATGGGTGGCCTCGATAAGGTGCGTACAGGAGAGACAGACGATGCACTGAATGGTGCACTGCTCGGTGGCATCATGGGAGGCGCTATACCGGGTGCTATGAAGGTTGGTGGTAACTTCCTCAAGAATCGTGGGGAGAAGGCATTTATCCGCAACTCTATCGGTACTGGTGTTGACCCAAATGTTGCGCTAGAGACAATGCCATCACGGGCGCTATACCAAGAAGGTCTACGTAGCCTTATACCTAAGAGCGCGGTGGGCAAGCTGGCTCTCGGGGGGGGCGCTCTGTATGGCGGTTCTCAGCTTGTGGGCGCTCTCAACCCGCAACAGGGTGCGCCAGATGAGGATGAGCAGTCTAACACACTAAATGAGTTATATAAACGACGACAAGGGGGTATGTTCTAATGTTCGGTGGAGTATTAAATAAATTGTTCTCTAAGGGGGCAGCTAAATATGGCGATGACGTTGTCGCCCGGCTTGCTACTAATTATGGTGACGATATTGCCCGTTCAGCTGGCGGTGGTGTGCTTAATAACCTTATGCGGAATGAGGCAGATGATATTGCTGCCAAGGCTGTAGCCAGTGCAGCGCCAGAGGTGGTAGAGGCTGCAGTTCCTAAGGTTGCTAGTGTGGCTGACGGTGTAGTTGAGACTGCTATTCCGAAGGTAGCGAATGTAGCAGACGATGTTGTGGAAGCAACAACACCAGCCCTGGCTAACGTGGTTGACGATGAGAGCGACGACATTGTGCAACGTCTCATCAACCGACCAGAGCAAGATGCACGTGCACGGCAGCTCGCAGAGGGTGTTGACCCTAAGAAAATCGTGAACGAAGCTATCAAAGACAACGACACTATGTACAACGCTACAAATGCTAAGCTTGCTGACAATAACACAGTAGGGGCGAAGTTGAACAATATCGGTCAATCTATTGAGGACGTGGGGACTAATCTGCGAAACAATGAGATTATCGGTGCCGTGAAGGACAAGAAGGTGCTTGAGCGCGCTCCTGATGCTATTAAGTACGCAGAGAAGTATGGCATCCAGCCTAACCAGTATGAGAACTACGCCGGTATCGCAACAGGCAAGGACGGTCTGTTTTCAACGTTCCAAAATAACGCCTTGAAAGACTCTCAGATTAGCGTACTCATGCCAAAGGACGCCAGCACGAAGGCTCTCAAGGCTATTGATGAGTCTATTGCCCTTGAGCCTGCCCAAAAGAAAACACTCAAGAAAATCATCGAGTCTGCAGATCAACAACCACAGGGCAAAATCCTCGATCGTCTGGCAGAGCGTGGTGAGAACCGTGCCGCAGCTATCGGTGAGGCTGATATTTACGATATGCATAAAGCTATCCAAGAGCTGGAGGGTAAAGCTTACGACATGACTGGCAAGGGCGCTAATGCAGCTCGTAAGATTATCCGCGACTACACAGGTGAGCTTAAGAAAACTATCAATGAGGCATCTGCTGACGTATACAAGGACGCAGACAAGATTGCAGATTTTCTTAAGGCGGCAGAAGGCGCTAACCTTCCACCAAAGATGCTGCAGGACGTAGCTAAGAAGCTACGCGACGGTGTGACTTACTCAGACGTGCGAAGTATGCAAGCTCCGTTTGTCATCATGGGCCAGCTTGCTAAACAGAAAAAGATGGCGCCGCTCGCTGGTGGCGTAATGGGCAATGGTAATTTTGGCAACCCAATCCAGCAGGTAGCTCAAGAGGTTATTGGGAAGCCATTAGCATCAACCACAGGGAAACTGCTGCAGCGCAGCGGGCGTGCTCTCCAGCTAGCCTCAGACAACCCAGAAGCTCTCGTGGGTGGTGTTGTAGGAAAAGCTAAGAACACAGCTAAAAACGCAGCTCTAGCAGGTGCAGGCCTCCTTGCCCTCGGTCAAATGAATGGCGGGCAACAAGGAGCTGACCAACTATCCGGAAATTCCGGACAACTTGGCAGTGCACAAGGTGCTCAGGCTCAACAGAAAGAGCTACAGCAAGCTCAACAACTCCAGGCTATGCAACAGTTGATGCAGCCATCTAAATTTGCCGGTAAAGATCGTGACCAGATCGAACAAGCCTACATGGCAGCAGCGGCAGACAATAACCCGAAAGCTGTACAGTTTTATGCCTCGATGCTCGAGCAGCTCGACAAAAAAGACGCGATGAACCAGAAACAACTCGCAGCCCTGCAGAAGGCAAGCAGCAGTAAAACGTCGAAAGACGACCAAAAGAAGGCTGACGCTGCCAGGAAGGCGGCTAGTATTGAGACTATGTACAAGCAGGCTGGCGGGGCACAAGGCCCTGTGGGCGTGCTGAATAACCTCCTAAACAACGCAACGCTCGGTATGTTCAACCCTGGGGCGTCGGCATATGAAGCTAACCAGCAGGCTCTAGCGGTTGCTCTAGCCCGCGCAGCAGGTGACAGCGGTGCTCTGTCTAACCAGGATATTCAAGGCTACAAGTCTATGTTGCCGCTCACTACAGATAGCCCACAGGCCGCAAAGCTGAAATTGCAGAACATTTACGCACAATTAGGCCAATAATAGCCACGGTTATCGACCAATAATGTCGTAAAATCAGATTAGTAACAACTATAAGGAGATGGAAGCAATGAAGTTTTCAGAAACAGTGCAAAACATCACAAAGGACGAGTTTCTACCTCGCGTTGTTGACTTTGTTAACAACTCGAACGTTTTGACCGCTCGTGTGATGAGCAACACCAAGAAGTGGACTGGGCCAAAGGTTCAAAGTCCTACACAAACCCGAAATAGCACGACTGGTAAGTCGATCACCGACATGGAGCAGTTTGCTGTTTCTAACACCGACAACGTTAAGAACCTGAAGTGGGAACCAGCCACTGTCGTTCAGAGCGTTGTTGTGAGCCAACTTGAGAAGGCTGTCAACCAAGCCTCGAACGACAACCAGGTTGTCCGCTTGGTCGCTCAAAAGCTTGAGGAAGCTCAAAACAGCCTCGCTAACCTCATCGGTACTCAGCTTTACGGTACTGGTGCTGGTAACGACCTTGATGGTCTTGGCTTGATCGTTGACAACGGTACGGCATCTACCACTTACGCTGGTATCACCCGCGCTACGATGCCTTCGGTCAACGCCGACGTTACTGCTGCTGCTAACGGCCTCCTGACTCTCGGCCTCATGGCTAAGGAGTTTGACGCTGTCTCGGCTGCTGGTAGCGCAAAGCATAGCCCAACGATGATCCTCAGCGACAAGGCAACTTGGAGCCTTTACGAGGAACTGATGGGCGACAAGCTCAGCGTCCAGTACAACGCTATGACTGCTCGTGGCTACAACCGTGTTAGCGGTGGTACTCCAATGGGTACGTCTGTGCCTGCTAGCGAGTTGCACGGATCGGCTGGGTTCGTGTCCCTCGACTTTCGTGGCAAGCCATGTGTGGCTGACGACAAAGCTCCTGTGGGCAAGATGTTCTTCCTTAACGAGAACTACCTCGAGTTTCGTGACTTGAGCATTCCTGGCCTTGAGCGCGTGAAGCAGAAGCAGGAAGCTATCGACAGCGCTATTAGCGAGGATCAGCCTACCTGGATGCAGTTCCGCGGTTTCATGAACCCAACGAACCAGCTCGCAGAGATTGGTGCAATGGTTGTATCGGGTAACTTTATCTGTACACAACCTCGCCGCCAGGGTGTTATCACAGGTATCACCAAGATTCGGTAGTCTAGTTTCTAGATTATCCAAGAGCCCCACTACGGTGGGGTTTTCTTGTTGTAAATAAAACTCAGAAAAGTGTTGACTCTATCCTCTATATGGTGTACTATAGAGACATAGCAAACATAAGCAAGAGAGGAGATAATACTTGCATGGCTAAAGAAAGTAAAACTAATAAGAAAAGCCAAGACGTAATTTTTGGGGCAAATGAGGAGATTCGCCGCGCCGTAGACAAGCTCTATGTAAAAAAGACGAGCGCTATCATGACGGCAGCGATCTTTGCAGTAATGCTCTCACTGATCGCAGCAGGTGTAGCCTTCGCAGCTGGCCTCAACACGGGCCGTACACAGGTTGAGAAGTACAACACTATCAAGGTTGTAACGAGCGAAACCGCGGGAAAAGAAAAAGCCCAGTAGCGAAACCGGTTGTTAAAGTAGAGCAACCTCCAGTAGTAACAGTAGTACAGCCAGCTAAAACAGGATGCGACGCTGTGCGTGAGGAGGCTTCGAAATATAGCGGGTGGGACGTAAATACCATGGTCGCTATCGCTACCGCCGAGAGCCATTGTAGGACAGGCGCAAAAGGTGACCAAACACTAACATTTACACAAAATAATAGGGTATATGGGTACAGTCTAGGAGCTTTTCAAGTAAGGATACTCCCAGGACGAGAACATTGCGACACGTTCGATGTAGGTACTAACGTAAAATGCGCGTACGACGTGTGGAGGTCACAGGGGTACAGAGCATGGTCTGTCTACTTGAGCGGTAAATATAAAGAGCACCTGTAGTAGGTGCTCTTATCTTTGGGTTTATGTTTATTTTCTATATTAGGCCGCGCTTCTTAGCTTCCTCTGGGTAGTACTCGATAAAGTCCTCGTTTACTGTCCCATCTGGATTGTGCGACTGGATTAGGTCGGCCGCAAACTCCTCACGCTGTCTGTCTTTACTATTTGTGTCTGCTATGCCCGTGACAGTGCTTGAGACGCGCTGTGATGCGTCTTTTGGTGTTTCACGGTAATATATACCATCTATGATCACACCCATCTATTTCACGTCCTTCATAAAGTCTAACGGGTCTTTTTCTGTTTGGCCTGTCTCATCACGCCATTGAGCGTTGATAGTCACAGGGTCGGCCGCTTCAATGATGCCGCTATGCTTTTTGTCTTTATTTTTGTTTATGTATTGTTCCTCCGCGCCTGCGTATCTCGCTAACCGTGAGAGCCCCGACCGGCTTAACACGGATGAGGCTGTCGATTCACGACGGACGGTTAGCAAAGCGACTAGGAGGGCACAAATTGAAATGACAAGGGCTACAATATCCATTATTCTTGATCCTTCTCAAATGGCAAAGCCACATTAATTGATAGGAGCTGCGCAGCGACGCTGTGACTGTTTATAATCGCCTCCTCGATAGATTTAGCACTATCTACGATGCCGGCCTCCAGAACGTCCGTATGGTACGTCTCAGCGTAAATATCGTAACCAGCCTTTGGTGTGTATGGCTTATCCTCAGTTGTTTCTTTAGCCATGCTGCCTACGAGCATTGTGTACGGCTGTGTGAGGTAGCTAGGCATATTGGTAGTATTATGCTCGTATACATCACGTAGGAACGTACCACCACCAGGGAGTACACCGTAGTCTTTAGCGATCTGCGTAGCTGCTACGGCGTCCTCTATACGGAGCTTCAACTCTTGCCGCTCGACCTGTGTGGCCGCACCAACACTAATCTCTACAGTCTTACCGTTTAGAGCGTCACGTCGGTAATCATCCTTGATACCTTCTATGTATTGGTCTAGCTTCTCGCGGTTGCCGGGGCCAAACAGAATAGTTTTTGTAGTGGTAACATGGGCGCGCTCAACCTTACCGATGTTAGCGTCTGTAAAGTCTGATACACGTGGCGATACGAACACCTCAGCACCAGCATAGGCAGCTACATCACGAAGGAATAGCTCACGTGCCTGGCTCGATGGCTCTACCACGACAATGTTCAGTTTGCCGTTCATCTTATTAGTAGCGAGAGTCTCCAGGGCTTGGCCTGATACGTCTGCTACGAGTACGATGCTCTCTGCCCCCGCTTTGAGCACGGCGTCGATAATAGGCACAATGTCATCGTTCTTGCTGATAATGCGAGACATGACAATAACAGTTGGGTTGTCATATTTAGTCTGGATAGATTGCATATCATCTGCGAAGGCAATAGACGACATGCCTTTTTTAAAGGTGAATCCTTGGACTATTTTGCTCTCGATCTTATTCTCGGGTGTTTCTACCACTGTTACTGCGCCATTAGCACCGGCATCGTTGATAGCATCGAACACTAGATGGCCGATAGCCTCATCACCTGACGACGTGTGTGCGACACTGTAGAGCAGCTCATCAGTAGCCTCAATCTTAGCGTCTTTGATAGCCTTGATAATAGCCTTCTTATTCTGCTCGATCTGCTTCTGTACGGCTCGTGGCTTATCCTTCGCCATCTCCTTAAAGTAGTTATAGACGAGGTAGGTCATTACGATAGTAAGGGTGGTAGAGTCACCAGCTGAACGGTTCGTTTTCTCGCTAGCCTGGCGAACTAGAGAGATGGCCATATTTTCTACTGGGTCTGATACTACTAGACGGCCAATATTAGTGATACCATCGTGGGATACGAGAGGCTCACCATAGCGGTGTTCAATCATAATATTGCCGGAGTTTGCTCCGTATGATGAATAAGCCACATCAAATGCCTTTTCAACGCCCATGCTGATCTTTTTTCGTAGCTCATCGCCACGTATCACGTTACGTACTGATGTTTGTTTAGGCATCCAGTGAACCTCCATTTACAGCGTCTACAGGGACGAAAATAAACATCTTGCCGTCTACCTCAATCTCTTCGCTGTCGTTATACTTCGTAAAATATATTTTGCTACCAAGGAATTTCGAGAGTGTGGCCTCTTTTTCTGTAGCTACACCACTCTCGTGGATATAGACAGCCTTTAGTGTGCCGCTCGTGTGGCTGCCGTGATCCCCTTGGGAGATAGACAGACTCGAGCCATATTTATTAGTTACCTCCACCAGGCAAAACCCTGGCATGACGTGTAACTGTGTGCTCATTGTTGTGCTCCTATTTAGTTATTGCTTGTGTATCCATTATAGCATTAGGGTAGAAACCAAAAAAGAGGCCGAAGCCTCTCTCTTGGTCTAGATAGCGTAGGCTACACTTCGCACCAGAAATAGTGACCAGCTGGAACTGCGCTACGAGTATAAACCTTAGCGCCCGACGTAACCTTCTTAAGGTTGTCGTAGTCGTTAGGACGAACCTGGCAACCAGTGTTAGCTGCACAATCCTCAAGAATTTGGTCACGCAGGTAGACATAGTCACCTGAAACCTGAACAAACTCAAGGAGCTGCTTGTTGTTGATGAGGATAGTACCATCCTGCCAACCGTCAGTCTGGTGGCCTGGTTTCAGCTGGATAACAGTATCGCCGACCTTAGCGTCGGCTGCCAACCCGCTGTTTTTGTTTGTGGCGTCGTTCTTCATCCCAGTCCAGTAAGGCTGGGCGTCGGTGTCCGCCGATTTACAGTACCGGAACTGTCGCCCCGTGTCTGTGAACGCAATTTGGCCGATCACACCACGCTTGTCTGGAGTCGTGGTAAACTGTGATTCAGCTACTGCCATGCCATAATTTACTAGCATAATTGTCTCCTATTGTATTAAAATTATACTAACCTAATCTTAACATAAAGAGAGGGCAATCTGCCCCCCCCCTATTCTTTCTGCTATTGTTCTAGAAAATTTGATCGTTTGGTATTTGTTTTTGTCTTTCTTTAAAGTCTGTCATATTCATGTATTTGTCTATTTGGTTTTTCGCATCGTCAAACCCTACCGCGAAGGTGCATCGATAGCCTCGCTCGCTCAGACGCTTCATGTAGGCGTGCTGCTCTGCAAAATGTTCGTTTGCCCAGCCGCCATCTTTTTTCATGAGGCGTACCCCTTCACGCTTCAGTTCCAGATATAGCCCGTGATACCATTCACCGCCTAATTGTGCTGGCTCTGCGATAAACAGATCTGGGTAGCCTCTACCCTCCTGTAAAGACTTATGCTTGATGGCTTGTCCCATAGTCATCTTAACGCCGGCGCTAAAGTCGGTACGAAAGATGACGCCAGGGTACTGTATCTTTAAATAGTCCACCACCATCTGGTGGATGGTGGACTCTTTTGCGGTCCTAGCTCTCGCCACGGTACATACCTTCTACGATCATGACCTTGAGTGTCTCTAGGACAGCCATATCTTTTGTAGCCATTACCCGACCAGATAGGTCATCTCGTGGCACAGCCTTCTTGGTACGACCGTTGTAGCGTGGAATAATCGAGAGAATTGAGCCGTTCATAGTAATCTCATAGCGACTCTTTTCCTCTTTTACGTCGAACTTTTCGTTTTTTAGGAGTACTCGCTGGATGTTGTCCGCTGCCACAAAGGATAGTTCTGCATACGGTGTAGCGCGTCCTCCCTTTTTGCCGGCGATTGAGGCGAGCTTTGGGTTCTTGCCAAATCCCTTCTTTACCTTGGCAGACCCACCTAGCTTACCAATTTTCTTGTAGTAGTCATCGCCATGCGTTAGGCGCTTGTCGTATTTACTTTGTTTCATTATCGCTCCTTGCTAAAGCTTAACCTGTTTAGTGATAGCGCTGCGCACACCGCCCACATATTGCTTAGCCTGCACAGTATCAAGTCGGCGATTGATCGCATCTACGATAGCTTCGCGGTCGCTAATCTCTGAAAGCATTTGATCCTTGTAGGCTTGTAGCTCCTCCTCAGGTAGCCCGTCAACAACCTCTTGCATTTCAAACAGTGTGTCTTGGATTGGCTCAGCCTCTACTGTGTCAAAGTCTTCATGCGGCTCTGGGCTGTAACCCTTCATAGCTTCCCGGGGTAGCGCCAGGTTGTCGATCATCATGTCGTTGTGCTGCCCGATGTGTTTTTTATATTCTGTCATACTTTCCTCCGTTTGATGTTTACAGTGCCCGCGCAGGTGATCGCTCAATGTATCAAACTGCGCCCATTTGTCGTTTGTTTCTTGGTTTAGTTTTGGTGTGTTGTAGTTCACTATCTATCCTTTCTTATGTAGTAATCTAATATTCTATCACCATTCATAATTTCTCGTTCATCGAACGGTGTTCTATCGTATTCCTGCACCAATTTTGGTAATATATCTTTCGCTAGCTCAGGACACCATTTATTGTTGTGTGTACTATACCCCCCCTTTGTTTCGTCTATCCAAATTTCATAAGAAAGAGGAAAGTGTATTATTGTCTTATCTTTGAAAAGAGTATTTAGTGAACCACCGAGAAACTCAACAGCTTCTTTTAATTCTCTCTGTTTCATATTCTTCCTAGTTCATCTATAATTTGTTCCTTTAACATATCGATAGCGGCGTATACGAGCGTAATCCCGTCGTCGTCAATGCCATCTTCCAGAAACACTCCAACGTTTTGCGAAAGATCGTCTAGATCTATCTTGGCATTTTCAACTAGCTCTTGTACTTTGTATTTAGTTAGTAGCATCGACTGCCTCCCATCCGTTAACTGTGCCCCCTGCTATCTCATGTATCTCACCGGTCGGACGCCATACCTTATACTTTATCTTACTCATACATCGCCACCTTCGTTGCCAAAATACCCATACGCTCACGTGGTGTTAGCCCACCTCGCATGCCATACTCTACGTCGCCAGTCATCAGAGCATCCGCTAAACACTCGCCTTTTACTGGGCACTCCGCACAAATCTTACGTGCTGCGTTGTAGTTGTCGTACCCGTTGTAATCGTCCACATATGCTTTGTTTTGTGGAAAGAAAACTTCCGGGTCTGTCTGTGCGCATAGCGCGCTACCTCGCCATTTATTCTCCATTGTCTAACCCCCCAAATAGTTTGTTTTCTATCATTGCAACAGCCCAATCTGTGGCAGCGGTTGATGGTGTGTCGCGATTCTTATGTTGCTCCTCCCACATATCGTACTGTGCCTGGATTATTGCCATCTCGATGAGGCCCATAATCTCTTTGGCCTTCATACCGTTGTTGGTTGATTTGTCAAGAATTTCTAGAATTTTCTGTTTCATCAATTAATCATCCTTGCATGTTACTGCGATTGTGATAAATGATATTGTCTCAATTGCCTTGCTCACTGTCCATAGGATCATGATTATAGACAATAAACCCCACCAGAACCCACTATCAAAGCCTTTTGCGGTTAATAGCCACGCTGTGAGCGTACCCAACACTACCGTATACATGATGCGTGCAAAAGCAACTACAACCATCGCTTTATGATAATCGTTATTATTTTGTTGTTCCATGAGTTTCTCCTCTCTTTTGTTTATGTTTCTATTTTAACGCAAGCATTAGCTAAAGTCAACACTTTTGCCCGACTTTATTTATCTCGCAACTTCCACCGCCTAATATAGCGCCCGTTCATCTCTAACCGTGTACTGCGCCCCCATCCAACACACTCAAATTCTAGCGTGCGGAACACTCCGCCGATAGTGTTGTGGTGTAGGAACTTCGGTAGAGGCTTCTGTTTGAGAACATCCTCGATGGTAATGAACTTCTGATGCTCGAGGATATGGCGGGGCGGAGCCCGCGCCTCCCCTAGCCCCTTTATCTTTT